CTCGTAATCTACGCCCCACGCATAGTGGCCGATGTTCTCCGGGGCATTGGCGGTGGCGTTGTACATGCCCAGCGGCTCATTGATGCTCTGCATTTGCAGCGCGCTGGCCCATGTGGCCCCGCTTAAGTGTCGGGTACCCGGTAATTGACCCGTCTCGACGACCGGGAATGCAGAGCACATCACTATAAGAAGTGGTAATACAAGCAGGAACGCATACCGGGACACTATCTCACCTTCTTCTTGCCCAAGGTGGATACGTTTGTGTAGCCTTCTTTGCCTTCTCTGCCGAGTTTGCGCATGTATGCGAGCGCAAGATCTGGATCAAGCTTGAATGCCTTGATGTACTCATCCTTGGTCATTTCGGTGCCCTGCGCCGTGATGTAGATCTTGCCGCCGGGACCCGCCTTAACTCCAGCAGGTTCCTGCCACTCAAACCCCGTCGGGACCAGGCAGGTGCAAGCCGCATCACCCGTTCCGTCGAATGTAGGTACGACATTCACCGCACCACATGTGCAGACGAATTCCTTAGGTGGGGTCTCGACTTCAATTTCCCGACCACAATTATGACATTTCAGTTTTACCATGTTTACACCTATTATAACTTGCTTATAATCTTTACAGATGAATGCTTTGCTTCTTATGATTGGATTGTCGAAATGAAAAAATTGAATGATCTCTAATATATCGGTGGCTTTGAGATCGGAAAGCATGAAGACCTCAGAAAGATTAATTCGCTAAATATGAATAAAATTCCGTCTCGCCGCCGAGGTCCGTGTTGTCTTCGACCTTGCGAATGGTATAATCCTTCCCACCATATCGAACTTTATCACCTATTGATAGCAAGGTCTGTGATAGGATTTGAGTATCGGTTTTTGTCCAAACGCCAGATGCATTGTAATATCCAGAATCATATTTTTCCAAGCGGATAGCGATCGCGGTAAGCGTCTCGGCCTTGATGTCAGCACCACCAGAATCCAAGCACTCGACGAGGATGGAGCAATCCAGACCCAAATAGGTGACAACAGGCAGCGAGGTAAGCAGGGTCGTAGATTGCTTGGTTGTCACTCCGCTTATGAAATTCAGATCTTCTGCATTGATGTACAGGTGGCCCACCAGATCGGTATGCGTGCCAGACGCGGCAACTTTGCATCGACACTTGAACGCGACCGCTGGCGCTGCTCCTGTTAGCGTGACCGGGATGGATGGCGGAACCGCGTTGAGAAGCTCCTTCGTGCTGCTAACCACGCGATAAGCAGCCTGATTAAGGTAATCCTCGATCATGGGATGGGTCGCACTGCTCCCACTATATATTGCTTCATAATGTCGTAAGCTTCCTGGCTATGCAGCCCCTTCCATTTGGTAGAAGCACTCACACCGCCATAGCTTTCAGACAGTTTGCCCACCGAGAAGCTCTTTACCCCCTGGCCCTGCAACTTCCTGCGCTTCTGGTCGCCCGGTGAGGAGACATAGAAATCATATAGCGCGATTGCCTCTTCCACGCAAGCCCGTTTCACGTTCTCCGGCACGACTGGAAGGCTTGTTCCTTGATCCCAATCGATAGCTACCCCATTGATGACCCTGGGAAACTGAAGCTCTTGATAATCGGTTGTGGGCGATGTCTGATCTATATAATAATATGAACTGCCTTTCAGGGGCATTGCGTCTATAATTCGCGTGGCCTTCTGTAAATACCACGTCTGTGCCGCATCAGAGGCGGCGAGCAAGGCTATTGCCGCTGCCCTTGGGTCACTTGCCAGCCTCGTTTCCAGATCTTGGATAGTTGTAATATAACTGGAAGTAACCGCAGTATCTACCATTATAATCACCTAAAAATAATTCAGAGGCCCGTAGGAGCCTCTTTCTTGGGTTTCTTTGGATTTTCGGCCATGCTCTGTTCGACCGCGAGTTTTGCAAGAGCATCAGGCAGGCCGATTTCAGTTCCCGCGGGGATTAGCACATTGCCCAAGCGGGCCGGACGCTTCATCTTAACTGTTTCCATCAAGACCACGATCCAGCAGATGCCAGCTTGATCCAGGCCGTGCCGCTGCATATCAAGTGATACATGGAGCCAACAGCGTCCGTTGTGGTCTTGGTATTTGCACCATCGACTTGCTCAGAGCCTTCACCATCGATGATCACAGTATTGGTGAGAGGATCGGTTGCTAGGATCACGGTAATGATGCGGCCCTTATTATCGGCAGCAGTGGGAAGTGTGATGGTCTGCGAATTGACGCCCGTGTCATTACCAACCAGATAGAGATCTGCCCCCCCATCCGTGATTGTGGTATTGGTTGCGGTTGTGGTTGCCCGGCGCTTATACTGGTCAGCGGTGACGATGCTTCCAGCATCGACTGTGATTGCCGCGGTGGTCATGGCACCATTTACATCGAATGCGCCAGTGCCGGATGTGAACGTCTTTGCACCCGCGATGGTCACATTTCCATTGAGAGTATGTGCCCCGGTCGGCGTCTTCATGTAGCCGGTCATATTTCCTAAGTCCACGACTCCAGCCCCTGCTATGGAATACCAATCATAGCCCGCACCAAGCGCGATGTCCTCGGAGAACACCCCATCGCTGACATTGGTGCCCACTCCGAGAGTTCCGTCGATGGTGAAATCCCCGGTAAAATGCCCATTGTCGGCATTTACATCCCCGGTCGTGTTGTAATCCGCACTTCTGGGATACCAAGAACTCTGAGCCCCCGCCATGCCAATAAGCAGCATGGCCAAAAAGATAGAAAGATATTTCATCTCTCCACCTCACGGCACCAGTATAGAGAATGGATACCTGCTTGCATCAGTCGTCTGTATCTGATTCTCCGGGTTCGGCAAGGCCCATCCGAGCCGGCATGTGACCCTCATGGCAAGCATGTCCTGCTGGAGCAGGTTAAAGACCACAGTACCGGAATCGTTTGTGATGACACCAGTATCGAAGATCTTGTAGGTGATGTCTTGCCGCCATGCGTAGACAGCCTTCTGCCAGTCACCTGCGATGATCAGTGCAGCGGTTGAGTCAAGTGCTCCGTTCTTCGGGAATGCGACGGGCACGCCTGCCAGGGAGTACTTGGTGGGAGAGGTCATATCGGGCTGGAAGATGAACTGCCCGTTTGCGTCTCTCAGACCTCTGAGTGCCGCCTTCTGGGAGAGTGCACCGACTACACCGTTCACATCATAGCCATCCACCTCAACTAGATTGAACAAGCCGCCCTCCGCAAGGATCGCGTCTGCGAGATCCGTGAAAGTCTTTCCAGAGCCCACGGAAGTGGATTTGTCAATTGCCTGTGACTTGCTGGTAGCATCGGTCACGATGCCGTTTGGCCATGATGTGGGCTTGTTGGTGCCGTGGATGATTGCCGCATCAATGGCTTTGGCAATAGCCTCTGCGAGCCTCGGAGCGGTTTCGCCCCAGATATCATAGCCGCCGCCAGCCGCATCATCTATGACAGCCGCCGGGATGGGCACAATAACCGCAAGTTCCTCGGCAGTGATGGTGCTATATGTCCAGTTCTGCTTTGTGGTCTTCTTCAGGCCCTCGGAATAGGATGAGCCAGTGCCATCGCCAGATTCGGAAGACAGGAAATACGCAGACGGATACAGGCTCATGACAGGGAGCTGCCTGATCTTGGTGGGCATATCGTTCAGTCTGGTCATCCTGGGGAGCGTAAAGATGCCCTCGATTGCCGTCTGAATGATCTCCTTGGCATACTCAGTGGGGATTAGGTTGCTAACCCCACTTCTCGTAATTATGTTATCATAGTCAGTCATGTGAAAATGCCTCGCTTATCGGCCACCTCGCCCCGCTGCCTGCAAAATCTGAGCATTCATGAAAGCGTGCTTGTCTGTCGCTTCGTTGCTGCCAGCTGGTGTGGGGTTGCCGATGGATTGTTTTTTGCTTAACTTGGCTCCCAAATCAGTTGCAATGGACTCGATGCTCTTGGTAATAGACTCTTCGTCCTTGCCAGTCACATACTTCATCAGGTGGCTCGGGAGTCCTTGGCCATCTTTGGTCCGGAAGTCAGAGAATAGCTTGGTTCGCAGTTCGACCGCTCCCAACTTCTCAACCTTCTTGGTGAGGGCTTCCTTCTCCCTGATGGCCTCATCGCGTTCCTGCTGGAGCCTCTGCGATTCGGTGAGCTTGTACTTCTCGATGTCCTTGAGTTTGGTCTTCAGCTCATCATAGTCCTTGTATCGCTCCCTTTCACGCTGCCTTTCGGCGGCGAGGAGCTTGCCGAGCTTTTTCTGTTGCTCGGGAGTAAATTCGACATCAGATTCATTCGGCTCTGACGGGTTCGCCGCAGCCTCAGTGGGATTTGCTGGCGGCTGAGTCCCGCCATTAAGCTCTTGTTCTGTCATAGATATTCACCCAACTTTTACGCAAGTTAGCAGCGAGATGCATCGATAACGGACGATGCAATGACCGAGTTATAGAATGATTATTATTGAAAAAATATTATTTGGGCTTAGGCTTCTTGCCTTTGCCCTTCGGTTTACATGCTGCATAAGCAAGCATGTCTTCAATGACCTTAGAATATATGGGAGGTTTCATACAATCATTCCGCCCTGTAGTGGCAATTCTTCAAGTATCTGCTTCTGATCGGCATCCGCCTGTTCTGCCGTCCATCCATAGCGCCTCATGGCCGCGGCCTTCTTGCTTGAGATGCCAGAGGTGACATCGTTCATTTCTATTTGGGACTGCTGATAATCATCGTTTGGCAGGCCATCTCGCCAATTGATGCTAATCTCTTGCGGAGTAATTGCAATACCTTTTAGGGTTGCCAGCAGCCAAATGAGCTTCTTGAGAGCGGGATCAATGTTCAAGCGAAGGCGTTCGACTCTCTTGAGGGGTGCCATCATGCGAAGCCGGAGGGAGGTGCCAGATGCAGCAGTGCCGCTTGTGGATTGCCCGAATGCTTGAGGGCAGGTTTCGGAGAGAGCATACAATTGATCCATCAGAAAAGCAATCTCCTGGAAGCTGGCGGTTAGTTGCCCATCCCAGGTGATATATTGAGGCGGACTTTGGCCTTCTTCCATTGGGAAGACTCGCAGATTACTGTCATAATGCAGTTCGCCGGTTTCTGGATCTTTTGAAACAGAGTCCGCTGGCACCGAAAACGCGGGCTCTGAATGACTATCCAATATTCGGCCAATCCTAGTAAGCCTCGTCTCAAGCCGCTTGATTATGGGATCGAGTGGCGTGTAATCGTCGATGCCGAACTGATTCGTGGTGGTAGTGAGATTGCAAAAGGGAATGAGCAGGAAGTCGTCTATTCCGGTATCATCAACCTCTATTTCGTATGCCTCGGTCGCTATCTTATTGTCCTTGATCGCATACTTTCGCGTCTCTACTTCGCCTTTCCTGTGAATCTCGCAATGCAAATAGGTCTGTAAGATGTGGTCCACAAAATCCGACGTAGTCCAAGCAAGTAGATACTCTGTCACCTGCCCAGATGCGTCTGTGATAGGGAACCAACGAGATGACGCAACAGCCTGAGCATGGACCTCGCCATCATCGGACTTATACGCTTTGATTGGCCCGGTCCCAAAACGAGACATATCAAGCAAGGCCTTGTACGTTTCCTGCCAAGTGCCCGAATCAATCAACAATTGATCTATGACCTTCTGGTTCGCTTCCGATACTTTGACTTCGGGCAATTCACCGATAAGCAGATCGGGCCACAGGGTTGAAAGCCTACGATGCCAGTTCAGAATCATGATGATTTTCTGGTGCTCGGCAGCATTGGCATGGAAGAGGCGCATCAGGCCGGTATAGACCTTTTCATGCTGGCCATCAAATAGGTTTTCATTCTGCTTATAAAGAGTTAAGCGCGGTTTTTCGGCTTCGGGAGGCCAAACTAAACCTTTTTGGAGAATAGAATCTATGTTATAAATCATATAAGCCTCATTTGCCGAATATCCTTAATAGCGCGCCGGGCAATATAACGGGTCATGTCCGCGCTATGGTCCGGCGCGCCGGACCCCCCTTTCATAAACATATCAATGCCTTGCGCTTGTTTCTTCTCGTCCCATCGGAGATCATTCAAGCCCCAGATGGTTTTTTCGCACTTCTCGTAAATCTTTAAGCGACCGAGCGATAAGAGCGTGGTAACATCTTCGACGCCGGGAAGAATCGCATTATCTGCATCATGCACATTCGCGAGTTGAGGAAATTTGCTTCTCAAGATCTCCCTCTGAAATCCGGGTTCTTCTGGCGGAACCAGAATGCGCTGAGGAAATACGGGCTTTCCATTCCAATTGCATAATCGCGCTAGATCCTCAATGTACTCTGAATTGGTCTTTTGCTTCTGTTCGGCTTTAGAATCCCAATAGACTTCTTTCAGGAAATACCAGATGCCACCAGACAATCCCCAGAGAGCCGCGCAAAAAGGATTGCTTATGCCATAATCCATGCCGACCAAGAATTGAATAAAATTATCAGGAACTTTTGTAACCACATATCCAGCCTTTGGATCTTCTTCGAAGAATGAAAATACTCTGCCTTCTGCTGCGACCCAAAGACCTTCGATGAACCGTCGATAAAGGACAGTGCCTTTGGGATATTTCTTTTTTAATGAAGCGATATAAGAAGGATCGAGGAATGTGTTTTCATCCAGAATGAACCGCCAAGGCCGAAGTTCTTTTCTGCCATCCAATGCCAAACCAAGTTCTTCTTCCCTATCTATTAGCTTTTTGATGTAATGCTGAGGCGGGCCCGGATTCATTGATCCTATGAAAACTGATCCCTGATCCGACAACCTAGTATCAAGCATCTCATAGAAGTTTTGTGGCCAAGTAACAACTTCGTCCCCAAAGGCAGCTATTAGAGACTCGCCCTGAATTCTCTCTATCGCGCCTTCGTTTGTGGCCCCCTCCACCCAGCACTCCCTACCAAATATGCGAAGAGTCTTGGTACTGCTATTATATTTTATGTGACCGGGAAATTTTAATTGCAAAGGAACTATGAAATTGCGCCTGAGAGCCCCCAGCGTTTTGCCTATGAATTGGATATTTCCGGGGGGGAGTTGCTTAATCGCCTTGATTGCGCAATACTGTTGAATCTCGGTTTTGCCGCTCCTCACCGAGCCGTACATCAGGGTTTGGCGGGTCTTCAGGCAATCCTGATATACTTGGGCTTGCTTGGGGAGAAACAGAGGCGGCATGTTGGTCTAGGGCACCCACGATCTTATCTAGCATGTCTTGTTCGGTGTCGTTGGGGTCTGTTGGTTCTTCTATGCGTCTCTGCTCCAGGAGCCGATCTAGGGCAGCAGACCATTTTTCCATCTTATAGGCATCCGTGATGGAGGGCAACAGAGATTTGTGAATCGTGATAGCTTCGTCTATGAGGGAAAGGCGCTTTTCCGGGCCAAAAGTCACGATTTCTATAGGCTTTGCGGTGCTTGATTTCCCGGTCGTGACTTTAG